GGCAAACCGAACGCCGCGCTGAGTGCCGATGCCGATATAAAACTCGCAACAAGCGCGGCCAGATTCAGCCATATGGACATCTGGGTACGAGAAGTCGCAGCCAAACAGGCCGATTTCTGTGAAACCGTCAGCCAGCGCCAGCGCGATCGCATACGACACACTGGTGTTGAAATATGTGATGCCGCCGAAAGCAGCCGAAACACGGGCGAACGGATACACCACATGGTTATTGTACTTCGGGTGCGGGTGCGAGGTGTAGAACGGGATGTTGTCCTTCAACGCGTATTCACACATATCGCGCACAATCGGGTGCCCAAGAAACGCGTGGACGGGATCAACGTGAATAATGCGGTCGCAGCGAATCTGCCCGCCCATGTAGTTGATGCACCAAATCTCGGCGTTCTGAAGAATATCGGGGCGGCTTTCCATAAGCTGCGCCTGGAAGAAGTCATTTCGGCTCGAACCCATAGCGATAATGTTCACGGCCTTACGATTAGGCATGAGCGAAATAGGCGTGGGCATCGACTGAGCGGATTGTTCCATAATTATATCCTTGCCTAGTAGCCGCCAGAAAGGAAAGGCCAGGGCACGGCGGTGTGTGCCCTGGCTTTATATTACGACGTAAACGGCGTAACGCCGTAGCTATTTTCCTTCGTATCAGCGCCAGCCGCAATGCCGGTATTTGGAGTAATGAACTCAAAGCTAAAATAACGAGAGCCGTTGCTTAGAACAGTTGTAGCCAGGGCCACAGTGCCCCTGACATCGGCTGTGGTGGCCGTCGCAACGCCCGTGGCAGCCAAGCCAGCCGTCCACGTAGCCGGGACGGTAGCACTCTCGCCGTTGATGTGAACCCCCATGCCATAACCGACATTGGGAATACGGAACGGCATTCCGAAAGTATCCGAAGTACCAATGGTCAGCGCCCCGGTCGCCGCGCCATCGCATGACGCCGTAGTCATGGTTTTGAACGCGGAGAGGCTGACGACATAAGAACCGGCAGCGCCAAGGGTATTGCCGGTCGGGCCGACACCAGCCCACGTAAGCGGCGCACCATACGCATCCGTACCACGGATGGTAAACGTGACCGTTGCCATGTTGCTGGAAGCCGTGATCTGCACGCTACGGGGAACGTCAAAGGTGGCAACGCCACCACTTACCAACACGCCCGTGCCGGTCAGCGTTCCCGCCACAGCGGAAGACGCATAAAACACGCCGCTCGCCAGGGAGGTGGATGCCGTGCCAGCTTGGTAAACGTAAGTCTGCGTCAGCGGGATGCCGTAAATCTCGTCCTCGGCATAGCCTGTCGGAGGCGTAAGATTGCGGTTATAAGCCGCCCGACCAATCTTAACGTTATCGAAAAAAGAAGTCATGAGGATGCCTCACTTTCGTTGTGAAAAAGGCCACCGCACCCTTTGCGGCACGATGGCCAATTTTCTATTCAGCCCTCTAGCACCTTATTAGGTAGCGCCAGAGCTACCATAAGCGCCACGCGAGTTAGACCAGCCGAACGAGTACCGTTCGATGGCCTTCGCGAGCAGGTTATCGCTGGTGAAGTCAGTGAAAACATCCGTTTCGAGAGCTTCACGGACATAGTGCTTCAGACCATTCGGGGCGTCGGTCATCAAGGTCCAGGCGTTGGTATCGGTCAGGAAGTGATTGACCCGATAGCCCTGCGGCACAGCGCCGATATTGTACACGGCGTTAATGTCGTTGTTCGCAGTACCAGTGCGGAACTGCGAGTGCAGGATACGATCCGCCGTGAACTGAAGCTGCGGCGGAACGATCAACTTGGTCGGCTTGGTCATCGTGATGAGGCCAGCCTGATCGCGGAACTGCGAGATGGTTACGATCGCATCTTGCAGAGACGATTCATTCAGGTCCACCTGAACGGACGGCGTATTCGCGAACGTGCCGGTGTCGATCGGGTGAGCGGTCGAGAAGAGCGCCACACCATCGCCGCCGGGGAACGATGCCGAGTAGCCGTTGTTGATAACAGACGCGCCGTTAACTTCTTTGCTTTGCAGCATCGAGTTACGGAGAGACTGCGCCTGCTGCGGGAACTGCGACTCGTAAAGGTTATCCTTCATCGCCTGGCGAGTAATCATAAAGCCAACGCTGGTGTAGCGATGGTAGTAGGTGCTGATTACGCGCTGTCCCATGTCTTGGAACTGCGTCGGAGCGCCTTCGGCCTTAGTGGCCGCAAGCCCGAGCAGCTTCATTTCGACTTCGATTTCGACTGCTTTGTCCGAAGTATGGGTGCTGAAGATTTCGGTATATTCAGCCGGGTACATCGGATAATCACCGAACACTTCTGCCAAGCCGGGGCGGAGAAGCTGCTGGATTTGACTGGTATTAATGGTCATGTTTCTGCTCCTGGTCCTATGCTACTAAGGACGCGGCGTGCCAGCGGAACGCTGGCCGTTGTTGATTTGGACAACCCAGTTGGCGAACGCGCCAACCGCATTTCCGACACGGGGATCAAGAGCAGTAATTCGCAGATTCTGGCTGGAAGCCGTGCTCGCCGTAGCGTTGTTCAGCGTGACGGCAGAAAGGCCGGTACGCGTGCTGCCCGCCGTGTAAACGAAGTTGGCGTTCAGGCCGGGGGCGGCAGACGTAAGCGGAGTACCGGAAGCGCCAGTCGCATCACCCTCTGTGATGGTGTACTGGGCCATCGGATCGTCGATGACGAGTGCGACCGGCGTGTTGCCAGCAAGGAAAGCCGTCGCGCCAGCGAAGTAGTTGGTGAACTGCCAGACACCGGCGGTGTCCTGAAACTTGCAGCCCTGGAAGACACCAAGCGCCGGAATGGACGCGGTGCCTCGGACGATCACGCCAACGGTCGAAAGAGCCACAGGGTCGCCCTGGAAAATGCTCTGTCCACCCGTCGCCGGAAGATTGTATTGATTGGTGATGCCATTGAAGGTAACACCGTTACCGCTATTAAGCGGTTGAAGGCCAAAGCCTCCGCTCGCGCCGTAAGCCATGTTTTGCTCCTGTCAGATGCACCCTAAACGGTGCGAAAATCACTGATTGCCGTTGCGACGGCACGGAGCAGATACGTGACTGCACTTCGATAACGGGTCTAATAACCCGGCCAAATACGTGATTGGCGTCGATAACCTGCGTTGCAGGATCGCAATTAATACTTAAATTACCACAATTCAGAGGCGTTGTAAGCCCCCTTATCATGGTGGGGTGGCCAGGATTGGCCCCGTCACTCCTCCGGCAAGGGAAAGGTGGGCCAGGGTTCCTTAACCCCAGCCACCCCGTATTTATTCCTTAAACTGGGCAGAGTGCCCAAACTCAGTCTTAGACTCATCAAAGCGCGGCATGGTCTGTGCAAACGGATTGGCCCCCTGTGCCTGCGTCCATTTCTGCCCTTCCATCTGTTGCCGTGCCAGACGTTCCAGCGCATCGCGATCGCGCCGGACATCTACCGTTGGCTTTTCACAAAGAATAAGTCCGCCCTCATTAATATAACGGTCGTCGTCAGAACCGAAACCGATATTCGGCACAGGCGGAAACAATTCAGGATGGCGATCGCGCGGCACCGGACGCCAGCCAGCGCGGAACTTATTGTTCCAATTATCCTTATTAAACGTACCGGCGTTATCAAATGCCACGGCGACCCACGCATAAGTCACGCCACGCGGAATAACATTCGGCGGAATGTAAAAGCGAGATTGGTGAGTTGTCTTGGCTTCTTGACGAGACTCCGCAGCGCGCGTGTTGCTGTCGCGGGCTTCAGAACTACGAGGTTTACGACCCATGATGAATCATCCTACTGGTTGTTTGTTTTCATAATACGGCGAGCGTAACTGACCTTAGCGTCATCGTAGCTCATCGGCTGGAATTGCCGAGCATGACCCTGCGGATACTTCGGTCCACCGCCGTTATCGACCATTCGTTTAACAAACCGTAGCTGATCGCTGGTTAGCTTGAACTTGGATGGGTTCTGTACCGCCTGACCACCCGAAGACATTGATCGAGTCGGAGCAGCAACTGGTGACCCCCTGCGGACAGGGGCTGCGGGTTGCTCTTGTTCTTCTTCGTCAAAGTAGTCAGGAAACTGGTCACGCATATGCTCTTCAACGGCCTTAAAATACTCCGGTGAAGAAACCTTATAATTAAGGCGACCATCAGAAATCTTTCGCTCAAGGTTTGTAGCGAATAGCGTTGCCTCGGTGTGCATAGTGTCGTCGTAATCTGGATTACGCATCGGCTTGCCGCTACGGTCGAAAACGACATTCCCGCCGCTGTCTCGCTGGACAAAATCGAAGTAGCGATTCTCCATAACCCAGCCCTTAACTTCATCTGGAAGTTCTGGGATTTGCGCCGCCTGGGGCTGTGGCGCGGCCTGCCGTGGGGGTGCGTGTGCGTTTTGCTTGGCTTGCTCTGACTTCTTCCAAACCTCAACGTCATCCATCGTAGCCTTGGCTGACGACAACTGTTCGGAGGCTTCGGTGATCTTGCCTGGATCACCGCTTTCAATGGCCGCAGAAAGCGCGGCGCGGGCCTCGCGCAGATCGGACTCTGACTTGGCCGCGTAACTTTGCATCGCAATGCTGGACGCCTCGTTAGCCTTGGCCTCCAACTCAGCCGCGCGGCTACGCTCAATTTCCAATTCGGCCTGGAGTTGTGCGGCGTACCCACGCGCCTCATCACGCTCATGGGTCAAAGTCGCATAACGCTTCGGCCCTCTACGCTTAAACGTTTTAGCGGGGTCCGGCTCTGCCGGTGTCTCTTGTGCCTCCGGCTCTGAGCCGTCTTCATTAGGCAGATCAATTTCCTCTTCAGGAAACTCCTCTTGCCCCGTTAGATTTTTCGGAACCTGTGCCGGTTCAGGCGCAGCAGCACCTGTACCTTCTTGCGCGTATGTGGGTGTTGGAAGTTTATACATGATTCTTGCCTATCAAACTTTCGGTGCCATGTAGACAGTCGAAACATCTGTTGGGTCTTGGATAACCGCGATAACCTTATCGTCCGGCAGAATCGCCATCGCCACTCCATGATAGTGGCAGACAAACGCAGATTGGCGCGGGATCACAATCCAGTCCCCGACACGGCACCAAGGCCCCTCGGGATACCGGCTGGTGCCATCTTGGTTAAACCCCTTGTAAGCCTGCGGGCCGACCGCACAAACCAACGCAGAAACAGAATCAAACTTGTCGTGCGTCTTGCTTACTTCCGGCGTCCAAAGTGTTTTCTTCGACCCGTCCGGCATATCAATAACCATTAACTCATCGGGACGAACGTAAATCTTCGTCGCGATCATGTAGCCAGCCGGGCGGAGTTCAAACGGCTTGCCGCCGGGCATGTCCAGAAACATCTTGTTAATCAAAGTCTCCGCTTCGGAGACTTCGCTTTCTTGCACGAATGGTAAGGTTTTGAGACTAGCCATAGTTAACTGTCCTTGCCTGTGGGGGTTTATCATCGTCCGGTTGTTCTGGACTGGTGATTTTTTTGTACTCTTCCTCAATGATCGACATAGCGATATTGAACGCATCTATCGTCGCGTTGGTGTCGATTGCGAAGAACGCTATTTCTTCAGCCGTAGCTGCGGCGATCGCCGCGCCCTCAACAATCATTGGGGCGCGGGGTTTGCATCGCCTGAGAGAGTTGATCTTTTCCTCTCTCGCCTCTCGCAACCTTGCCGTGACCTTCCTTGCCAGCAGGTCAGCACTCATTGCTATTTTCCCTTGCCCTTCTTAGTGCCTTTCGGCTTCAGACGGATATCTTTTACAGGTCGCGACATATCAACCTCCATTCACGTATGGGACTTTCTTAATCTTATCCGGCGTCGGGGACGACCGGCGCATCTTAGCAGCGCCGCCAGCGGCCTTCTTCATGACCTTGCCGCCCTTCTTCATCGGGGGCGACATGCCCATACCAGGGGCCATACGCGGTGCCATACGCGGCGGCATACCCATACCGGCGGGCGCAGCCATCTGGCTCCGCGCATTGCCGAGAGCGGCTACGAGGTTCTTTGCCTCGTCTACCGTGCCCATCACCTTCTTGCTTCCGGCCTTCTTTGTCTTACCACCTTTGGCAAAACCGCTAGGCGTATAACTGTCTCCAACATAATCTTTGTTATGCTTCTTGTTCCACCTGGCGACCGCATCGTCGGAACTCATCTTGTCGTAATCGACCTTCTTGCGAATCTTCGCGGTAGATTTCTTCGCAACGACCGGGATTTCCTGTCGGGCAGTTACCTTGATCGAATCTTCGTCTTCCGTGGGTTCGCTTGCTGGCGCTGAACTCAGGCCCTCATCAAGATTGTCCATTTTCTTGGCGGTAACTCTAATAGCTCTAGGATCGGCCAGACGGTTCTTTTGGGTCGTGTCCCTACCGACAAGGGAGTTAGACGCGCTCTCGCTGAACTTGCCGGGGGTATAAAACTTGCCGGGGGTATAAACGCCCTCGCCGTTCGCATACTTCTTCGGCTTACCACCGCTCTTCAGGCCCTTGGGGGACTGCTGCTTGTCGTGCTGAACGTCCAAAATGGACTTTTCCCATTTCTTAAACGTCATGCCGTGCTTCGCAGCTAGCTTCTTGTCCTGCGCCTTGTCCGTGGCGGAGTTTTCCCACTTCTTCATGGAAACCTTCCCACCCTTCGCAAACGCCGTGACATTGCTCATGCCGCGTGCCGGTTGGTTGTTGTTCTTCAACCCCGTGTCCGGCTTCTTATTCAAAGCCATAACGTGGGGCATCATTTTCTGGGCATTGCGCCGCATAGAGTCCATTAGAACGTGCTCCTTGTACCGAATGTCTTGGGTTTGTCCGATTGCTTCTGCCTGTCCTTGTGATAATTCAGCATAGCAATCCGCTCGCGGCTCAGGCGATCCTCGCGGCTAGATTTTAGTTTAAGCGTTTCCGTAAACGCCTTGCTGCTTGTGTTGGCTTGGATTTCTTGCAGCTTGGCCTGGACCTTCGCGGCCTCGACCTTGATTTGCTCCATAGCAATCTGGCCTGGGGTGGGGTCTTCGCCACCTTGAGACTGAGCAATCTGCTGCATCGCCTTGGCGACCAAGACAGCGATCTGGTTTTCCACTTCCGGCGGCAACTGTTGACCAGCCGGGGGCAGCGATTGACCCAGAATCTGTTCAACCTGAACCCGCATCTTGGCGGCTTCGTGTTCAGCAATATGCGCCGGGACCGTTACAAGGTCCGGCTTCTGGTTCATCAGCGACGTATGAGCAGAGATGTGAGCGTCATGGTCCTGATACGGGCCGACTTTGACAGGCTTGCCGTTGAGCAGGTTCTGGTTTTCTGTCAGCGGGTCCAGCGGCTGCGCGTCGGCCTTGGGCGGTAGAAGCGCATCAATCCGCTTCGTGTCCACACCCATCTCTTCGTACATCTGCCGGAATGCCTGGTACTGGTCATGCAAATCGGGCGCTTGGGTCGCGAACCTGAGCAGGGCTTCCGCCCGCATCATGCGCTGGGCAGACGATGTGATATTGGGATCGCTGACCGGAATGACGTTGATATGGTCAGAAAAGTCCGTCCGCATGATCGAATTAGGACCACCGGCAACCGGCCACGGATAAGGCGTATCCGGCAGGAACTGCCCGAACAGGGCAGCGATCAGCTTAAATTCGCGCCTGTAAGCCCGGTGGGCCGCTTTCAGCGTAGCGGACTGTGCTCGGTTAGCCGCCTCAAGAAGGGCCACTGTGGTGCCCACAGGGGCGTCCTGACGGCCTTCTCCGACAGCCACCTCAGTCATGCCGCCAAGCCGCTCGCCGTTCTCACGGGTGGCCCGCCATAGCTCCATAGACACAGGCGACGGACCCTTATAGGGCATCGTCATAATGGCCTGCTGGATTGGCATCCCGCCGGTATCAAGCTCCCTGAACTCGCAGGGACCGATCATCACGTTGTTGTCGTCCCCCCTCATGCCTTTAACTTTGAGTCCGCCGGGGAACATTTCGAGCGTAGCAGCGTCTATCATCTGACGCTGAAGGGACGTTGCCCCCTTGGCCGTATTACCAAGGATATGGGCGTAGCCAATGCCATAGAACCCCAGACCGGGGACAAACTTGAAGTGAGTGAAATACTGAATTTTGGCGTAGGTCTGGTCTTCTTCCTTCCAGTTACGCCGGATGGAGAGAACCTGTTTCGAGCCGGTTTCGATCGTAACGATGTAAGGCAGCGGAAGGCCCGTTTCCGTAGGCTCCGCTTCGCCTTCTTCGCCGTTGTCGTCCTTATGCTCAAAACCCTTCAAATCAAGGTCTAAGTGGCACTCATACACCTCAAACGGGGCTTCGTCCGACTCGGTTGGCTTGGTCAAACCCTGCGTTTGGGTAGACTTTTCATCCAAAGATGAAGGGTCTTCGGCTTCATAAGTGGGGTCTTTTAGCTCCACATCGCGGTAAAAACCGCTGAGTTGGCGCATCTTCATGTCCTTTGGGGACATCGAGATGATATGTGTCGCTCGCGGGCAGGTATCTAAATCGGTAGTGCTAAACGAGACAACAAAATCCTGTGGAAGGATAAATGGGCTGACAACCCGGTTAAGGATTGGGTCTTGGTAGGTCTTTTTGAACGTACAGCCAACAAGGGGGAGCCAGAACAGCATCTGGTCGTTCTGCTCAACCCACTCCGGCGCACCTTCCATCAGGTAGTAGTTCATAAATTCTTTAACGCGAGACGCCTTCTCTTCCATTTCCCTGCTGGGCTGGCCGATAATCTGCGTTTTCACCGGCCCGCTGGCTGGCATCAACTCCGCGCTGGCGGTGGCGTGCCAGCGGATAACCGCTTCAAGCAAAATCGGGTCAAAAACGCCCGCAGAACCCTTAAACGGGATCGATCGATCTTCAATCTTCAGGCCAAGATACGTCAGGCCCTGGGACAACATGCTTTCCCAGTCGGAACGAGTGTCCCGATCTTCCTTAACGTAGTCGATAATGTCGTTGGCGATCGCCTGGAGGTCGGAATCCTCCATATGTTCAGCCAAATTATCGTCGTGAGCCACCGGCTCAGTGCTTTCTTCTTCCGGTGCGAAATCGATCGTTTCGCCGCCGTCCTCTTCCGGTGTAAAAGACGCGCCTTCGGCAAACTTCAGGTCGTCTTGCGGGACATTAACGTCCTCGCCGCCAGCGTTCTCGCCGGTAATGTCGTTAAGTCCTAAGCCAGAAGTCGTTGCGCGGTCTAACGCCATACAGACTTGCCTAAAATACAAAAAGACGGGCTAAGTTACCCGTAAAGTGCCCCAGATGCGCGCTCAGTGTAGCGAAATGGTGCTTCATCAATAACATCTAAACTGTTTTTAATCCAGCCACTGGTCTTCATCCGAATAATAGCCTGGCTGGTCGCGTCGGCATCGTCCCTTGAGTCGGACGCTGGGAAGGCAAGCAGGGAATTAATATATTCCTCCGCCCACCGCCTTGGAAGCGTGTACATCGGCGGCAGGCCGGGGGCATAAAACCGACCGTTCTCAAATATGTCCGTAACCAGCATCAAGCGGGCGTTCTTATCCCCGTGCTTATTCGGATTAAACCGGGTTGCAGAAATCCCCGCCCGGTTAAGGTCAGCAATCAACGGCTCGCCCGTAGCCTTAGCTTCAATCAGGATCATATCCGGCGGCTTTTTACGGTTCCCAGACATGGGAACTTCCATGTTGTCGTCCAGATAGTTAATCGCGAGCCGTTGGGCCATCTTACGCAGTTCTGGGTAATCCACACGCCCCCGCCAACGGGACAACAGGATCACGGACGGCAAATCGGTCTTGTCTTCCTTAAACACACCGAAGGTCAGGCAGACCGAAAACGCGCTTTTGTTCTTCGCCGTGATCGCCGTGTCCCAACTCTGGACAATGAAGCTGCACTTCGGCGGGTCTTTCTGATTCCAAATCTTGATCCACTCGCGCTTGATGACGTTACCGGACTCAAGCACCGGGCTTTGCTGGTACAGGCTTTCCCACTGGCGGGCCGTCATGGACGGCTGTGCCCGTCTACGGGCTAGGGCCTTCTCGTTCTCCCACTCCGGCCAAAGGGCCTCACCGGGCTTGCGGCCTAACGGGTCTTTCTCTTTCGCCAAAGCGGGCAGAACAACCTTCTCCCACTTGTCGCCGCCCTTCTGCTTTTCAGCAGCCATGATCCGGCCAATGATGTCATCAAGATGCCACCGCGTCCCAATCACAACCATGATGCCGCTAGGTTTCAGGCGGGTTGATAAGTCCGAGCCCCACCAGTCCCACATATTATCGCGGACAGTTTTTGATTCTGCGTCGTCAATACCTTTGAGCAAATCGTCGCAGATTACGCAGTCTGCCCTTCGCCCAGTCACCGTGCCGCCCACGCCAGTCGCGTAGTACGAGCCGCCTTGCTTCAAGTCCCACCGGCCAGCGGAGCGGCTGTCGTCCGACACCTCAATCTCTGGGAACAAAAGCTTGTACTCGTCCGACATCATCAGATTGCGGACCTTACGGCCCCACTGTTCAGCGAACGATTCCGTATGGCTGACGACAATGATGTTGTGCGTCGGGTTCTTGGACAAATAGAACGCCGGATAATAAAGCGACGAAACCGTAGATTTTCCATGCCCCGGCGGGAAGCAGACCAACATACGGTCGCCCTTGCGCTCCATCTTCTCTTGCAGCTTATCGCACAGGAACTTCATATGACGCGGCGGAGCTATGCCGTGCATGTACGCCATGAAATCAGAGAAGTTCTCTCGCGCATGACGCCGCCGCAAAAGCTCTGCGGCCAGTTGGTCTAAAGTTAGCTCACTTTGAGACACTAATCTGCCCCAGACCAACCGGGGTCACATCAATCATTTTCAGGTCTTCCTGC